CCCTGACTTCAGAGGCCGATGCGCTCAAATGGAGACTGGCAAATCAGAAGAATGTTTTCACAAAAGCCCCGCCCCTATCAAAAGAATCAGAAGAACTAGAATCTCAAAGTATTTCTGATGAGGACTTATCCGCCCTTAATACGCTGGGAAGGCTCCTTCGGGCGCAACGGATGGAGGTTGCGGCATTTAGGCTTATGGTGCGAGCGGCGAAAGAATCAAACCCGATTGCTACCAGAGCCGCCATTCATGCTTACGAGCGAGCGCAGAAAGTTGTTAGGCAAGCCGAGATAGACCACAATGAGGAACAAGCTCACCTTCGACAAACACTTTCGACTGACGAAGTTCAAGAAACTTTCACGAAATACCTTGGGGGGATTCGTGCATTATTGGATGCAATGCCATCATCAATCTGTTCAAGGGCAAACCCCAGCGACCCGGAGTGCGCCAAGCAAGCCATCGAGGATGGAGTGAATCAAATCTTCTTGGCAATTCAAAAAGCAGAAGGGGCTTTCAAATGAACGACCCGCTTGTGATTTTCCTTGGCTTCTTTGCGCTGTGTTGTGTGATTCTTTCTTTAAGCGAATGAAACGCTACCCACTTAAAAGAAAAACCCCATTGAAAAGGGGCGGAAGGCTCCGGCCAGTCTCAAAGAAAAGAGCAAGGGAAAATCGTGCCTATACTTGTCTTCGAGAGTGGTATTTAGAGCAGAATCCCGCTTGCGAAATCTGCGGAAAGAAAGCAACTCAGATTCACCATAAGCGAGGGCGATTTGGGGCAAGGCTAAATGAAAAGGAATATTTTATGGCAATCTGTATGGCTTGCCATGATTGGATTCATAAAAACCCAATGGAAGCCTACGCCAAGGGCTATATGCTTTTAAGATGAATGAAAGCAGAGGAACGAATCAAATCCTTGTTTATACCAAGGAAAAAACTTTCCATTCCAGAATGGTGTGAGGCCAATCTAACCCTATCAGCTAGGGTTACAAACATCCCCGGCCCTTATTCAACAACGCTTACGCCATATGTAAAAGAGCCTTTAGAGGCTTTTGGGAATGACTCAATCCGCAGGGTCACTTTGGTTTGGGGAGCGCAGACATCCAAGACAACCACGATCCTTGCTGGGTTAGCGTATAGGCTTGCGGAGCGGCCTTGCCCTTCTTTGTGGGTTATGCCTAGCGAGCAACTAGCAAGGAGCTTTAGCGAAACCCGCTGGCTTCCGATGGTGGATGACTGCCCATCTCTAGCAAAAGAACGCCCGATTGATACCGACAAAATCAAAATTCTAGAGCAACACTTCCAGAAAATGTCGTTATGGTTTGTCGGGTCAAATAGTCCTGCCAATCTTTCCAGTCGATCAGTATCTTTGTTAATGCTCGATGAGGTTGATAAATTTTCCGATGGCTCCTCGTCGAAAGAAGCCGGAGCGTTGCAGTTGGCAGAGGCCAGAGTTGCGACCTATCCAAACCATCTAATCATCTCAACCAGCACCCCCACAACCGCAGACTCAATTATATGGGCGGAATGGCTGAAGGGAGATATGCGGTTCTATTTTGTTCCGTGTCCCCATTGCGGACACAAACAAAAGCTACTTTGGGAGCAGGTAAAATGGGATCAGTCGGCCAAGTTGAGCGACACAGAATGGGATTTTGGGCTGGTAAAATCATCAGCCTTTTATGAGTGCGTAGAGTGCAAGGGACAGATTCGAGACGGACAAAAGACAAAGATGCTTCGGGATGGGGAATGGATTGCTACAAATCCAATGGGGGAGCCGGGGCGCAGAAGCTACCACCTCAACGGACTGTATGCGCCTTGGGTAACTTTTGGGTCGCTGGCGGTGAAATGGCTACAAGACAAGAATGGAATCTTGGGCTTGCAGGATTTTGTAAACCGCATCTTGGCCGAGCCTTGGTTAGAACACGAAACAGAGCGTGTAGAGATAAAGCCCGGAGCCTACAAGATGGGCGAGATTCGCATGGGCGAGTTCCCTGTAATGAGTTGCGATATCCAAGAGGCAGGGGGCTTTCATGCTTGGGCAGTTGTTAGGGCTTGGGATAACGAAGGAAAATCTAGGCTTATATGGGCGGGAAGGCTTGAGACTTGGGGAGACATCCAAGCGAAGGCCGAGGAGTTTTCAGTTAAGGCCGCCGCCGTCTTTTGTGACTCAGGGGATCAAACTAGGGATGTTTATTTGAATTGCTGTAAGAACGGATGGATTGCGCTTGTAGGCTCCGACAAATCCAGCTTCTCCGAGATTGTGGGCAACGCCAAGGTTCAACGCCCATACGCTAGAATTGCCAATGGCGATCCATTCAGCGGAAAACAAACTATGTCCAAGGATGGCTGGAAATGGAAGCTCTGCCCTGTATGGCGTTGGTCGAACCCGGCTATCAAAGACATCTTGGCAAACTTCCTAAAAACAGAGGGATGGGTCGCCGAGGACACGCCTCTGGTCTATTTTGAGCATATCAACGCAGAGGCCAAGGTTAGGGTGAAGAATCCCCTTACAGGCAGGGAGCGCATGGTTTGGAAGCAAGTCGGCAAAAACAATCACTTAATGGACGCAGAATGCATGAACATTGTGGGGGCGGCTTTGCATGGAAAATTAAAGGTCACGGCAAGCGATCTCAACCAAGAGGAAATCGTTGAGTAATTTTGACATAATCGGGGATTTTTATGGCTAGAGGCTCGTTTGTCGGTTTGCCTGTAGCTACCCTTACTTCTCTTCGCACAAAGTATCTTGAGTGTTTAGAGGCGATTGCGGTAGCGGGTGCGTCCTATTCGATAGGGGGCAGGTCTTTTAGCCGAGCCAATCTTGGCGAAGTTCGGGATACGATTGAAGAGTTGACTTATGCTATCAAGCTGGCAGATGGTTCTAGGGTGCTGACGACCTACGCCAAATTCGGGCCATGAAGAAAAAGGCCGAATTGAATCTGATCGACAAGGCAATCGCCTTCGTCAATCCGCAGAGGGCGGTGGATCGTTTAGTTGCTCGCCAGAAGCTACGCAACTTTGAATACGATGCAGTAAAATACACAAGGGAAAGAAGGGGGCCGAGTTCTCTTTCTGGGGCGGAAGATTATCGCTCTAACTATGATCGAGTAGAGCTAATGAAAAGGGCGAGGGACTTGGCCGAGAATGTGGGCTTGGTTCGCTCCATCCTTTTGAAGTTTGCAGGTCATGTTGCGGGAACAATCAGCTACCAAGCGAGAACGCAGAATCCGCAAGTAAACACCGATGTCGAAGCCTATTGGAACGAATGGTGGGACAAGTGCGATATCTCCACAAGGCATACAGGTTCGACCCTTATGCAAGTGGCGGTTATGTCTATGTTGCGTGATGGCGACTTTCTTTTTGTTTTAGTTCGTGATTCCAATGGAGACCTAAAAATTCAAGGCATCGAGGCCGACAGATTGGGCGACCCATTCAAAGTCTATACAAGCCTAGAGCTTATCGGCGGAATCCATATCGATCGCAACACAGGTGCACCCACGGCCTATGATATTTACAACCGAAGCATCGGGGATTTTTATAGCTACCAAATCACCATTCCCTCAAGCCAAGCCTTCCACCTTTTCGACCCGCTCCGCATCGACCAGTATCGTGGCGTTTCGGCCTTTCATACGGCCATCAATGACGCAACCGACATTCACGAACTTACCAGCTTTGAAAAGATGGCGGCTAAAGTTGCAAGCTCCCAGAGCGGGATCGTAAAGCGCAACAACAACAATGCCGCCGACCTTTCCACGCTTTCAACCGAAGAGGACATCAGCGGAAATCAGATCAAGTTAGAAACGATTGAGTCTGGCAAAATCTCCTACCTAGAGCCGGGGGAGGATATCATTTTCCCCAACGGTCCAAGCCGACCCAGCGGAGCCTTTATTGAGTTCCACAAAGTTCTTATGCGGAATATCTGCCTTGGGCTTGGCATCCCATATTCCTTTGCGGTTGATCCTTCCGCCATGTCCGGCCCGACCGCTCGCCTAGAAATGCAACAGGCAGGGCGAACCTTCAAGCGTTACCAGAATCTTTTGAATGATAAGGTGCTTCGCCCCATCAAGAACATCGTAATTGCAGACGCAGTTGCTAGGGGAATGATACAAAATACCGAAGGCGGGAAAACTACTAGAGGCATCTTCAATTTCGGGGCGAATGTCTCGATTGATCTTGGGCGGGAATCTGCAAGTGCCATCGCAGAATTTAAGAGCGGGCTTCGCACAGGCTCCGACATCTATGCAGAGCGCGGGGCGGACTGGGAGGCTTCGATGCGCCAGCGTGCAATCGAGGCCAAGGCAATCAAAGATTTGGCAAACGAATATGGCGTTCCCGCAGAGACAATTTCCGATGTATCTCTCAATATTGCAAGCCTTGGGGTGGCGCAACAAACCGCCGAAGATGGAATGGTTGCAAATGGCGAACAGCCGATTGGGGCTGGGCAAGTTGTTTCCGACATCTCCCTCAACGGAGCGCAAGTCGCAAGCCTCATCAACATCATCAATGCGGTGGCGGCTGGGGCGTTGTCCAAGGAGGGCGCAGTTTCGGTTATTACAGCGGCCTTCCCCACCATCTCAAGGGAACAGGCAATTTCTATCGTTGGCGGAGTGCAAGAGGGCAAGATTGTTCCAACGACCAAAGAAGAGCGAATTGCCAGCCAAGAAGATCAAGGCGGCGAGGAATCTTCCGGCGGGAGCCCAAAGGAACCGACCCTAGCCCCGACAGAGCCCTCGGGCGAGGCTCAAAAAAAAAGTAGTTTAGAGGCACTACAAAATCTAAATCCCGAAGAACTTAAAATGCTCATCGCTGGAATGATGGGCGGTATCGAGCTAGGGAAATACGATGGGATAGACTTCACGCCCCCACAAGGAGCTAGAGATGCGGCTAAAAGAGCTTTGGATGTAAGGGAAGGCAAACCAGCAAGCCAAAGGGGGATGACCCCTGTGGGCATCGCCAGAGCAAGGGACTTGATGAATGGCGTGAAACTATCGCCCGACACCGTCCGCAGAATGAAAGCCTTTTTCGATAGGCACGAAGTCGACAAGAAAGGCGCAACTTGGGATGAGCAAGGAAAGGGATGGCAAGCGTGGAATGGATGGGGCGGAGACGCTGGTTATGCGTGGGCAAGGAAAGTGGTCAGGCAGATGGAGTCGAGGGACAAGGAGCTTTCCGAACTCGCCCGACCCGGCCCCAAGTCTGCGGCGCAAACTCCCGCACCGCCCAAGGAGCGAATCAAAGGCTCCAAGGAGAATCCCGAAGGCACAGCGGCCACAAGGAGCAAGGCAGGGGACATTGAAATTTCAGAAGCCAACGAACAGGCACTCAAGGACAAGATCTCCGAGTTTATTAAAGACCATCCACAAAGGAAAGTGCCTAGCCTTGGAACGCTGAAGAAAGTGTTCCGCCGTGGAGCCGGGGCATTCTCAACAAGCTTCCGCCCTACCATCAGCGGAGGCAAACCCAATTCAAGGAACGCTTGGGCAATGGCTAGGGTGAACAAGTTCCTAAAGATGGCTGGCGGTGGAGAGGTCAAAGAATCCTACCGCAAGGCAGACGGCGACCTTCTTTGACATAAAAAAATATTCTATGCCCCTACCTACCCCCAGAGGAGACGAATCAGAACAAGATTTTGTTGGAAGGTTTATGGCTAACGAACAAGCCATCAGCGATTTTCCCGATGAAACACAGAGGGCGGCGGTTGCCTATCGCACTTATAGGGATGAGGATGAAGAAATGGCAGAGCTAGAATTGGGTGGGGTCTCGATCCTTGAGGTAGGCGAGGCCAAAGGGCATGACTTATTTGTGGACAAGAAAAGCCTAGAATCTGCCCTTGAAATTATGAAGTCCGCAAAGAACGGCGTGAAGGTGAAGATGAACCACGGAAGCGGATTGGATGCTGTGGTAGGCTTTGCCCGCAATCCCCGCATCGAAGGCGACAAGCTGGTTGCCGACCTTCGCCTTCTCCGCAATTCTCCGCACTACGGCCTCATTAAAGAAATGGCCGCAGAAGCTCCCGACCAGTTCGGCGTTTCCTTGGCTTTCGTGAACGAGTCCGAAACCATCAACGGCAAGGACTATATCCGACCCCAATCCATCGCTTCCGCCGACCTAGTAAGTAGCCCTGCGGCAACCAATGGGCTTTTCGAGGAAATGGTTAAGTTCATGCAGAAATTTGCCGAGACCCAGACCAAATGCTCTGGAGAAACAATCAAAATGGGATATATGGTTGGCGGCAAGCCGATTCCCACAGACCTGCCCGAAGCGGAAGTCGAGGGCGATGGTTTTGACAAAAAAGGACAAACAATGGAAAACAAAGATTACGGTAAGGAAGTGGAAGATATCAAGGTGCGCCTCGCCAAACTGGAAGAGGCCATGTCTCCCAAAGAAGAGAAAAAAGAGGATTCGGTTCCCAAGATTGAAGTCGAGGTTGAGCCGAAAGAGGAAATGGCGAAAAAGGAAGAGCCCAAGACCGAGGAGATGTCCGAGGTTGTGAAAAAGGTTCTCACCGAGTTCGGCATCAAGCCTGTCCCCGCTTCCCCGGTGATCGAGGAGGCTCCCGCAAAGAAAGAGGAGCCGAAGAACTTCGAAGCCCTTGTTTCGGCTCACCCCGAATACAAGACTTCCAAGCTGAACGCCATGAAAGCGGTCATGCTCTCCAACCCCAACGAATATCGTGAGGCTCTGTCTCGCGGTATTAAGAACATCTAAACAAAGGATACAAATACAATGGGCACTCAAGTTGATGGCTTTTTCAAGAGCTTTACGTTTACCACGGCGATTAGCGCGTTTCGTGCTGTTCAGCCGTCTGCAACCACTCAAGGTCTGGCACAGGCCGCCGTGACCGGGGCGACTCTCGCCATCGGTTTCACGCAGGAAGATGTGGCCGCTGGTGACTCCGGCACGGTCAAGCTGTTCCACCCGACCTACTTTGCAACCGTGTCCGGCACTTGCGCCGTGGGAGATTCGCTCTCCTTCGATTCAAGCGGCCTTGTGACCTCGGCGGCTTCCAACACTATTTCGGCTGGCATCGCTCTCGAGGCGGCCACCGAGACTGGCGCGGTGATTGAGATCGCCGTTCCTCTCAAAGTGGACTAAAGATTAACAACTAAAAAAGGATAAAAGAAAATGAGTTATATTGCTGGCGGTTCTACGATTCGTGCTGACATCAACCAAGCGTTGATCGAAGCTCCTCAAGCTGATGTGGGATTGATCGGAGCGACCCTCCTCCCCCTTCAGAATGTTCAAGCCAAAGCCGGAACCTATCTCAAGGTTCAGCTTGCGGCGGCTGACCTTCTCTCCAACAACTCGGCCATCCGTTCGGCTGGTTCCGAGTTTCAGAGGGGCATTCGTTCATTCAGCCAAGCGAGCTATCAAACCGAAGAGTACGGACTAGAGGAGTTGCTTGATGATGGTAGCGTTGAGGATTTGAACCGCTTCTTCGCGGTGGAGTCCGAAACCGCCCGCTTCTTGCTCCGCCAGATCAAGCTCGGCCACGAAAAGCGTGTTGCCGACCTTCTCTGGGCTGGTTCGACCCCCTTCACCACGGCTGACCAGACTCGCGCCATTGCCTATACGAACACAAACATCGCCACGGTTGATGTTGCTCGTGACGTTGCGGCGGCCAAGCTCGCTCTCAACAAGTTGGGCTATGAGCCGAATTGCATTGCGATGTCGGCCAATGTGTTTGAATTGATTCGCCGTTCCACCCTCCTGCAGAATCAGTTCTTCGGTGTTATCTCCAACACCGGGGCTCGCCTTCTGAGTGAGGCTGAAATCGCGGCGGCTCTGGGCGTGCAGACGCTCGCAGTCGGTCGTGCGGCCTACAACACCGCCAACAAGGGCAAGAGCTACTCTGGGTCGTTCATCGTCCCCGACAGCAAGATCATTGTTGGTCAGATCGCTGGTGGTGAGTTCACCGCTGGCGGAATCGGGCGCACCTTGGTTTGGGCGGCTGATGCGGCTGGGTTCGTCAGCGAATCCTACCGTGATGAGGCTCGCCGTTCCAATGTCCTCCGTGTTCGCATGAACACCGATGAGGTTGTGATCGACAGCAATGCGGCGGTTCGTATCACCACCGACTACTCGGCAAGCTAAAATATAGATTGTGTGGTTCCTCCGAGGGGCTAGAGCCTAAAAACTCTAGCCCCTCTTTCTTTATGGCTAAGATCATAATTTTGTGCCTTACTCTTTCTGGATGCTCCGAACCTATTTACAGGGAGAACGAGCTTCCTAGTTATTCGGATATGTCTGCGGCCAAAGATGCCCAAGAGGTATTGACAAAACCCTAGAAGAAATCCTTAATCTGAAATCCTCCATGCGAAATCCTGTTAGCCTATATTTAATCGCCGGAAATGAAGAGGCGTATATTGAAAGATGTATTCGTAGCTTTGCCCCACTTGCCGCTGAAACAGTTGTCTGTATCGCAAGAGGATCGCAAGCCCCAGACAAAACAGAGGAGATCGCCAAAAGCCTTGGGGCTAAAGTCGTTTATTACCAGAATCAAAAAACTAGCTGGCCTCATATAGACGACTTTGCCAGCGCAAGGAATACGGCCTTAAATGCCTGTTCCTGCGATTGGTCTTTCTGGGTGGATGCTGATGATAAGATGGCGAAGGATGCCCCGCAGATTGTGGACGATGCCATAGACCAAGCCAACCAAAAGAGTGCAGACCTAATTGCGTTTCGTTATTGGGTGGAGAACGCCTCTTTGAACCCCCTTCGGGAGATGGCCTTGCGAAAAGGCAAGGGCAAATGGAAAAATAGGGTTCACGAAATGCTTGTTGCAGACGACCAAAACAAGCTGATTGGGATTGATAGGATCGTTAGGGTTCACAAGCCGCACGGCTACAAGGCGACCAGCGCAGAGAGAAATTTTAGAATCATTGAGGATGTGATCGAACCAGCCCCAAACGCCCTTTACTATAAAGCCCAAGAGCAGTTTTTGTCCGGCAAGGCCGCAGAATGCTATGAAACAAGCAAAAAGGCTCTGATGTTTGAAAGCCTAGAGGATACCCTTCGATACGATGTCCTGTGCAATCTTGGCAGAATTTCCCCAGAAAAGGAAAGGCTTAAATGGCTCGGGGAGGCAATTACCCTTATGCCAGACCGCAGGGAAGCCTACTTTTGGGCGGGGCAAGAATACGCGGGGAAAGGCAAATGGATCAAGTGTTATGGGGCGATGAGGTCTTGCATGACCCTACCAAGGCCAAAGGTTCATTATTGGAATTTGAACGAATCCATTTATCAATGGCAATCCCTAGACCTATACGAAACAGCAAGTGTTTCAGTTGGGGAAATTGGCGAGGCCGAAAAGATGAAGAAGGCAAGGCCAGCCCCCAAGATTTCAATCATCCACGCCACAAAGGGAAGGCCGCAAATCGCTTGGCAAAGACGCTGGCAATGGCTCTCCTTGGCCGAAAAACCCCTTGAGGTTGAATGGATTTTTGTGGTGGATCATAACGATCCCCAAGATTACACCCCCCATCAAGCCATCCGATGCAACCCCGGCGGAATCGTGAACGCTTGGAATCATGGGTCAAAACAAGCCAAAGGGGATATTTTAATTCAAATGTCGGATGACTGGAGCCCTCCAAGGCATTGGGATGCCCTAATTTCGAACGCTATTGGGGCTACAAATGAGGAGAAGGTCTTGGCAATATCTGATGGCCTACGAACCGATAAACTCCTTTGTATGGCGATTCTGACGCAAAAGAGGCTTGAGAAGCAGGACGGATGCATGTTCCACCCCGAATACCAAGAGAGCGATGGCATCTATTCAGACAATGAATTTACAGAAAGAGCTTATGGTGATGGAGTTGTGATTGAGGCCAAGCATATTCAATTCAAGCATGAGAACCCGCTCTTTACAGGCGGGAAGCCGGATGATCTAATTAAGCACCACAACAAGCCAGAATTTTATGAGAAAGGAAAAGCCATCTATGAAAAAAGAAAAGCCGCAAATTGGAATTAGGACAGCCAAAAAAGGCGAAGATGCCAAGGGGCTTGGTATGATTAAATTTGGCAAATCGCGCCCAGACAAAACAAAATATGTGCTTGTTGATATTGAGTATGATGAAAAGGCGGGAAAAGAACTTTACAAGATTGGGATGGAATTGCTTGCCAAGGACAGGGAAGCAGTCATCAATTATGTGATTGTTGAGGCCATCAAAAATTCAGTAAAACCAAAATGCAAGAAATAACCCTGCAAGACCCATTCGGCCAAGCCCTAGCAAAATACAGCAAGGGGCTTTCCCTTGGCGTTGAGATAGGGGGAGGAACCGGGGATGGCTCCACGCAATGTATTAGAACAAGGGAGCTATTCAGTTTTGAGATTCACCCCGACCGCATAGCAAGGCAC